ATCATCACTTTTGTAGTTTTACCCGAACTGATTGTAGGATAGACTGAACTAAAGAATTGTTCTGCTACGTTGGAAGGAACGTATGCAAACTCATCAAGGAAAATAATATTATATGAACCACCACGAACTGCACTTGCAGAAGTAGAACTTGCAAGAATTTTAGAACCATTCTCTAACTCTAAAGAGCCTTTGTTCCAACTCATGACTCCTTGTTGTAACCACTTAGGTAGGTGTTCATATGCGAGTTGTAACCGTCCTAGCAAGTCTCTGGCAGTCGCAGCTTTGTTAGCGAGTATCGCAACATTGACCGATGGATTGAATAGGACATAATGAAGTAAATATGCTATAATAGTTGTAGATTTACCAGACTGTCTAGGAAGTTTGCAAATAGTAAAACGATTGCTGTGAAACGTACCAACCATTTCTTTTTGGAAGTCGTACATCTTAAATGGAACTAAACCTTCATCAAGAGAAACAATTCGTATGTATGTTTGTATGAAATATAAAGGATCTTTCATACACTTAGAGTATTCTTCAACTTCTTTTTTTGTCCACTCTTGGGACACGTTTGCCCGTTTGAGGTTTGGATTGCCTAAGTATACTCCTTGTTCAGACATTTTATCTATTCCCATGTATTAAAAAGTTACACGCTATACTTATTCTTGTTGTATCTTTAGAACTAGGAGCAACACCATGTTCCAACCAACTCGGAAACAATATTAATTCTCCAGCATCAAACGGTCTTTTACCAATTACATTACTATAAGGTTGTTTTAAAAATCTATGAGAGGCATCCATAGCTTCCTGTGTTCGTGGGTCTTTAAGATATAGTATTCCATCTTCTGTTGGCGTTACATAATATACTGCTGACCAACTGGCTTCTTCGTGAATATGAGGCATAGTACATTGACCTTTTCTTGCAATGTTTGCCCAACTGTTTATTAGACTAATATAACAATCATCAATATAAAGTGTACTTAATATTTTATTTACACTTTCAACAATACTTTTTCTTAAAGGTTCAAGATTAGATGCGTAAGAATCTAATCCTCCAAGTAAAGATTTGTTGCTTTGCCAACCACCACCCTGTACTGGATTAAATTGAAATCCTTGACCTTTTGTTTCTCTTTTTAATACTTCACTTTTGATTTTATCATTATCTAAGTTTTCAAGCTTTAAATTAAAAATTGTGGTTGGCCACAATTGTTTTTGTTCTACATTCATAATATAATCCTAATTGTAAGTTTAAAGTGTTATTTTTCTTTTAACATCTTTTGTAGTTCAGCTGTAGACCCAACATATAATGCATTGTTCACCGTCTTTGGAGCATGGTTTGGCACTTCTTTTAATTTTCGCATTTTCTCTTGGAGTTCTCCAAGTTTTTCTGTAACCTCTGCAACCTGTTTAATGCCATTGAGTGCAACTTCGTAAGTTCTTGGGTGTTCTGATTCCTTTGCAAGTTCTAAAATACCATCAATTGCATCTTGACCACGTTCAATTAGATTATAAAGATTTTCTCTTTGATATTTATAATCATTGTCAATATCATCACTACTAGTAGCTGGAAGTATTGGGTAACCATCTCTAGGACTAATACTTTTTTTTTCAATCTTAGTTGATTCGGGAACAATATTTTCTATAACACCTAAAGTTTTGTCAAGTCGCAACGTAGAATCTTTATTCATCTGAACCTGTCACTGGATTAAACTCTTTTGCATCCTCAAAGAAAGACGTAGTTTCACTAAATCCAAAATCATCATCTGCGTCAGCACTTGTTGGATTTGGTGTAACCGTAAGTCTTTGTTCTCTTTTGGGAGAGTTAACTTCCAAGTCAGTGTATTGATCAACTTGTACAGTCTTGATAACCTTACTAGACGTAACTGGGCCATACAAATAAAACTTCGCAGTAAATGAAAGAGTATATATTAGTGCTCTACGAGTAGTAAAGTCTCCTTGATAGTTATCTTCATACGAAATAGAATTTAATACAATGGGAACATCTCTTTTGATACCCATATCTGCCATATCATTGATTGTCAATGTATAGTCTGGTTGGAAGTATGGAAGAATTTGTTCTACAATTTGTAAGGCATCATCAGATTGTTTTGCCATAACGTATAATTCTATTGCTAAATTATATGGCACAGGCATATACTGTGCGTCTAGTTGTTTAGCGTTTGCACCTTTAACTTTTTTAAATCGTTGAACACGATTTAGTTTACGAGCAGAGTCATATTCTAAGTTTTGAATTTCAAATCCAATACGAGGTAAAGTAATCGCAACTTGTTTAGTTAAGTCTGCATCTTCATTTAATCGTACTAAAAACTTTTCTCTAGGCCCATACGCAAGAGGAACTTTCATAGATTGTAATATATTTCCAGAATTGTCTTTACGAATAAGATTGATGTTGTTAAACATTGTTCCAAATGAAACAATAACCTTTCGTATACTCTCATGGTAGAACTGTTGACCTAGCATTATATATTCTCCTCATTCATTATATTATTGTGTAATTTAAAACCATAGTCGAGTCATTTGCTAAAGCTCCACCAGATTTATTAGTTATACGCACTTTAAATGATCCAGATACTACTGTATGAATATCAACATGAGCATCTATACTTGCATTTGCTATGACGGTAGATGTTGCAAGACATTTATCAGATGTGATTACAACATCTGCGTGTTCTGCATCATCAGCTAACTCAGCAGCTAATGTAAGTGTGTGACTAATTTTAAAATTGTTTGATGTAACTGCACCAGCACTTGATGCAACATCAGAAGCGACTGCTGTATTTCCAGCACTTGCATCTAAAATATTAAGTTCAGCAGCAGTTGCACCCAGAGCAGTTGTTCCATCATTTAATGCTCCATAGGTAATTGTACCAGTAGTTGAAATTGCACCAGCACCAACATCAATACTTGTAAATCCAGAAGTAATACTTCCAGAGTCTAATGCACCTACTGACACTAGGCCAGTTGCAGTTGTTATTGAATTTTGTGTTGCAGTAGTTACTGTGCCTGCCAAGTTACCAGTTACGTTACCTGTTAATGCACCAACAAACCCAGTTGCAGTTATTTTGCCTGTACTTGGATTGTATGTTAGTGTGCCGTCTGATTCAAGACCAATATTACCACCGTCAACATCACCACCAGCAGTAAAGATAATGGCATTATTTTCATTTGTACTTTCATTATCAGTAATAGTAACAGTAGTAGCAACTGTTGCAACATCGGCCGTACCTGTAACATCACCAGTTATATCACCAACAAATGCAGTTGATGTAATACTTGTTGCACCTGTAACTACTCCAGCATCTATACTAATTGTGCCATCTAGTAGAATTGCTGAACCAACAGCTGGTTCAATATTTATTGCAGCTCCTGAGTCTAAGGTTAATACACCAGCTGAATCAATGTCTACTGTGCCATCGGCAGTAATAGAAAAGTTTGCGGCTGCGGCTGAAGCGTCTGTTGTTACTAAACTTGTTGCACCGTTAGCAGCAACAGTTGTAACAAAAGTATCACCAGAAGAACCAGTCATTGTGATGACTTTACCATCTACAGCAACATCATCTACAGTCAATGCGGTCAATGTGCCAACACTTGTGATTGCAGATTGAGCTGCTTGTGTAACTGTTAAAGCAGTACCAGATGCGTTTCCTGTTACGTTACCTGTTAACGCACCAGCAAATCCTGTAGCAGTTACTATACCTGTGCTTGGATTATATGTTAGTGTACCATCAGATTCTAATCCTAAGTTACCACCATCAACATCGCCACCAGCAGTAAAGATAAGAGCATTGCTTTCGTTTGTAGATTCGTTATCTGTAATAGTGACTGTTGTTGCGACTGTTGCAACGTCTGCTGTACCTGTAACATCACCTGTTAAATCACCAGCAAATAATGTTGCAGTTAACAAACCACTACTACTATTAAATGTTAGGTTTGTACCACTCTTGGGTGGTAAATCGCCTGTTGCCGCAGTTGTAAATAATGGGAAACAAGTAGTATCACTTGACTCATCTGCTACCGTAACAGCAGTACCAACAGATGCTAAAGCAACTGCGATATTTCCTGTTCCATCAAATGATGTACCACCAATAGTTCTTGCGTTTGCTAATGCAGTTGCCGTTGCAGATAGTGCTACCGCAATATTAGCACTACCATCAAATGATGTACCACCAATAGTTCTTGCAGTCGCAAGTGTTGTTGCAGTTGCAGCATTACCTGTAACTTCTCCAGTGAGAGGGCCAGCAAATGCATCAGAAGTAACTGTTCCGTCAAAGAAAGCATCTTTAAATTCTAAAGTTGATGTACCTAAATCTACACCAGCATCCGTCACAGGAGCTAACGCACCATCTACTAGTTTTATTTGGTCTGTACCAGCAGCCCTAAAGATAATATTATTATCTGTTGCAAAATCTATATCGTTATCAGCATCTCTACCTACTACGAGACTTGCATTGGTTAAAGAACTAATTGTTGTTTGTGAAGAACCTAAAACAAAATCTAAAGTGTTGTCGCCATCTTCGTATGTAACAGAAATACCAGTTTCAGTATTACTACCAACCATTGCTCCAACAGTGTCAGAGATTGTTTCTGATAAAGTTACACCATCAATAGTAATTGCATCAGCTTCTAATGTGCCATCTACGTCAACGTCACCAGAGATGTCTAAAGAAACAGCTGCAATTTCTCCACTAGCAACAACCGCACCATTGATATCAATAGTAGTTGCGTTTATTTCTATTTCGGTGTCAGCTACTAAGTCTAAAACTCCGTCTGCACTTTGATGAATGTATGTTCCACTATCACCAAATTGTAGTTGTCGAGTGCTGTTCAGAAGA